ATGATCTGCATAGTTCAACCGCCATTGAATTTCAGATTTTATACATTGAGTTGGAATATCTGATAAAAAATTCATACGGTGATACTGCTGCAAGGGAATTTCTGATCTTGCTTGCAAAGGACAGGGGACTTTCACCTGAACCCGCAACCAAGGCAATCTTACAGGGTGAGTTCACACCAACAAACATTGATGTTACTGGAAAGCGTTTCAACATTGGTGAAATCAACTATGTTGTGACTGAACAGATCACACAAGGAACATACAAGGTTCAGTGTGAAACAGAAGGTGTTGTTGGCAATCAGTACCTTGGGGATATGATACCAATGGAATATATTGACGGGTTGCAGACGGCAAGCCTGACAAGCGTACTTATTCCCGGTGAAGATGAAGAAGATACAGAAGTTTTCAGACAGCGTTATTTTGACAGTTTCAATGAACAGTCCTTTGGCGGTAATCATGCTGATTATATGGCAAAGGTCAAAGGCATTGAAGGTGTTGGATCATGTAAGGTCAAGCGTGTTTGGAATGGTGACATTAGACCCGCTGACATGATCGTCAGTACCGTGGTCAAGAACTGGTATGAATCAATCATTTCAACAGTTCCGGCAGCAGTCAAACCGTGGCTTGATGCCGTATATAATGCAGCCAAGGACAAGAAACTGACGGTTGGCGGTACTGTTCATGTAGTCATCACTGATTCTGATGATTATGGTGAAGCAAGTTCAACGCTTGTTCAATACGTTCAGCAGACACTTGACCCGGAAGAAAATGCCGGGGAAGGTTACGGACTTGCACCAATCGGTCATGTAGTCAGTGTTGCAAGTGCATTACCTGTCAGTATTGAGGTCAAGACCACAGTAACCTTTGAAGAAGGTCACAACTGGTCAAATACCAAGGCAGCCATTGCAGAAGCGGTTGATGCATACTTCTTGGAATTAAGAAAGAACTGGTCAGAAACATCACAAACCATTGTCAGGGTATCGCAGATTGAAAACCGCATCCTTGGCGTTGATGGCGTGGTGGATGTGACCGGGACAAAGCTGAACGGCACGGCAAGCAATATGACCTTGACAGAATTTTGTATACCAAAGTTAGGGGGTGTTTCTGCATGATAAGAGAAGTTGACCTTGTTTCCTACTTACCGCCATTCATGCAGAGTTACAAAGAACCCGTTGCAGCACTTGAAGCGGAAAATCCTGAATTTAGCCTGATGTGGTCGGCAACTGACAGGTGTTTGCGTAACCGCTTCATTTCAACTGCTGATGAATATGGAATCAGCAGATTTGAAAAGATGCTGAAAATATACCCAACTGCTGATGATACCCTTGAATCAAGGCGTTCAAGGGTTCAAAGCAAGTGGTTCAACACAATCCCGTACACTTGGAAAGTGTTGCTTCAAAAGTTGCTTGTCCTTTGTGGTGACAGTGATTTTGAAGTGACTGGTGATTTCAAGACCGGGTACACACTGTATATTGACACTGACCTTGAATTATATGGTCAGGTGGAAGAACTGGAAAACATCATAAACACAATGATTCCTGAAAATCTTGTGGTTGTATCTAAGAACAGCATCCCTTGCAACATCAAAGGTGCTGTTCTTTTTGGTGGTGGCATCTGCTTCATCAATGAATTTATCATCACAAACGATTTCCGGGAAGTGTTTGATGTGAACGGTTCATCAGTCTTTGGTGGTGGAATCGTTCAGACTGAAATGTTGAACATCACAAATGACAGTCAGGAAACAGTGAGTGTTCAGGGTACAGTGAACTTTGGTGGTAAGGCAACAGATACCGCAATGGTAACCATTTCAACAGATTTTAATGAAACAATCCGGGCAGATATGGATGCAAAGGCAGCATCCGGCGTTGTTCAGGTAGACTTCATTGAGATAAAAACAACATAGAAAGGAATGATAAGATGGCAGAGTATTCAAAACTTTACATCACAAACAATGGTCAGGCACTTATGGCAAAGATGATTGCCGGGTCAGGAAACATTGATTTTACAAAAGTATGTTCTTCCAGTACCCAGTACACAGAAAGTCAGTTACAGGCATTGACCGCACTTAGCAACATCAAGCAGACAACCCTTGTTTCCAAGGTTACCCGCACAAATGAGGTTGCAATCAAAATTGATGCAGCATATTCCAACGTAGACCTGAAAGAAGGTTACTATATGCGTACACTTGGCTTATATGCCGTTGACCCTGACAAGGGTGAAATCCTGTATGCAGTCTGCATTGAAAAGTCAAATAACTGTTATATGCCACCATATAACGGTGTTACGGTATCAGCTGCATACTTACAGTTATATACCACAGTAGGAAACGCTGACAACGTATCACTTGCGGTCAGTCCGGGTGCGTATGCAACGATTGGTGACATTCAGGCACTTGAAAAAGAAATTGCTGATCTGAAAGCTTTTGTTGGATATTCAGACGGTGATATTTATGGTGTTGAAGTGGATTTTGAAAATAAAAAGTTCACAAGACTTGCCGGGGCAGTAAACCGTTCAGCGGGTTCAGGATTTGACGGAATCAATGCCTTTGGTGGCAGAAAGCGTTGCAATCTTACCAATGACGGGCGTGTTGCTGCATATTACGGTGAAGCCGGATTTTCCACTACTGGAAAACTGACACAGGCGGTTGACCGTAACCCAGTAGGTACTGAATCACCTGATGAAAACCTGAAATTCAGTGCCGGGACAATCGTTCAGGTAATGGTTGAACAGCCAAAGTTTTATTACAAGGTTGTACCGCTTAAAACTGAAAAGAGAACCAAGGGGGCAATCACAAGAAAAATCAGATACTATGTATCAGATACACCAAAGGCGGGATTCAAACTTCATCCGGCGTTCATTGTAAATGGTCAGGAAAATGATGTTGCATATCTTGCAGCCTTTGAAGGTTCACTTTGGGATGCATCTGCATCAGCGTACATTCTTGATGATTCACAGGTTGCTGACTTTGCTGCTGATATGTTATGCAGTATTGCCAATGCAAAACCGCTTTCAGGACTTACACAGAACGCAACCCGTGCCAATATCAGAAAACTTGCTGAAAAACGTGGTACTGGTTGGGAACAGGGTGTTGTTCAGACGGCATCCGCTTCACAGATGCTCATGCTGATTGAATATGCAACCTTCAATATGCAGTCTGTCATTGGTAACGGTGCAGTTTCAAAGACTGATGACGGTAAAACATCCATGACAGAAAATACAGGTGCAACGATCACCCTTGGTAATGCATCAGGTTCAGTTGTCAACGCTAACGGTATTCAGATTGTGTCATACCGTGGTGAGGAAAACTTTTGGGGCAACATTTGGTGGTGGATTGATGGAATCAATCACTATGCAAATGCAACCACAGGTGAATGTGATACCTATGTTGCAGATCATGGTTTTACTGATGACAGTAAGGCAGCACCTTATGAAGATACAGGAATGTGTGCAAAGTATGGAAACGGTTATATTTCTGCTTTCTGTTATTCAGAAGATTTTGATTGGTTGTTCTTACCGGGTGAGTTCAACGGAAACACTGCACTTCCTGTTGGTGATCACTGTTGGAATCAGAACGGTACTGGTTGGCGTGTCGCTCTATTGGGTGCTCGTTGGACTTATGGCTTGACTGCCGGTGCTTTCTGTTGGTATCTGGATAATGCTTCTTCTTATCGTTATCGGACTATCGGCGGTCGGTTGGTGTATCGAAAAAAGGTGGCAGCATAACAGGCAACCAGTAATTCATACAATTTTAGGTAATCAGGATGCTAAGGATGACGATTTTCAAGCAGAAAGACAATAAAAAGACAAAAAACCAATGTCACTAAATTAGGTGCTAATTGGAATAATGGCTTGAATACCAGTGCTTTCTATTGGAATCTGAATAATGCTTCTTCTAATCGTAATCGGAATATCAGCAGTCAGTTAGTAAATGCACTAACTTCACCCCGTCAGAAATGGCGGGGTGTTTTTATAAGAATAACAATGTACTGAAAACTGATTACCATGCCACTTGGCAAAACATCAAAATTCATGGACTGTATTAGTAGGTTGCACCCATTTGTGCAAGTCGAAAGTTCGGTTCAGTGCATACAGAGAAGGGAAACCAGTGAAACGCTATGGCAACTTATATGAAAAAATCTGTTCAATGGAAAACCTTGAACTTGCTTTTAAGAACGCAAAGAAAGGAAAAGGGTGGTACAAGGAAGTTCAGCAGATAGAGAAAAGACCATATTACTACTTGGCGGGTCTGCAATGGATGCTGAAAAACCATAAATATAAAACTTCTGAATATGCGACTTTTACCAAGAAAGACGGTAAAAAGGAAAGGGAAATATACAAACTTCCATTCTTCCCTGACAGAATCGCACAGTGGGCGGTTTTACAGGTTATTGAACCGCAGTTATTAGCGTTTTTCACAGATGACACCTATTCAGCAATACCAAACAAAGGTATTCATGCAGCTTTCAAAAAGTTGCGAAAAGCAGTTGATACAGTGCCGGAAGAAATGACCTATTGCTTGAAAATCGACTGCAAGAAATTTTACCCTTCCATTGACCATGAAACACTGAAACAAAAGTTCAGACGGAAATACAAAGACCCTGAACTGCTTGAACTGATAGATGAAATTATTGACAGCATCAGCACGTGTCCGGCAACGGAAGAAAACATTGAATTTTATGAATCATGCGGTAATGAAATCAACATTGTCACACTGAATGGTAAACAGTTTATTAGTGGCGTTGGTATACCGATAGGAAACTACTTTTCACAGTATGACGGTAACTTCTTTTTAAGTGAATTTGACCACTGGATAAAAGAAGTAAAGCACATCAAGCACTATTACCGTTATATGGATGATATTTGTATTTTTGCAAAGACCAAGGAAGAACTTCATCAGTTACTAAGTGAAATTGATGAATATTTCAAAGTGAATTTGAAACTAAGGATAAAAGGTAATTATCAGATATTCCCTTCATTTGTCAGGGGTATTGACTTTGTTGGGTACAGAATTTTCAAAGATTATACCCTTTTAAGAAAATCCACTTGTCAGCAGTTTGAACGCAAGATGACAGCAATCAGGAAGAAAGTGGAAAGCGGGCAAGAAATGAACTATTCAGAATGGTGTTCAATCAATTCTTATAAGGGTTGGCTGAAACATTGCGATAGTTACCGATTGTCTGAAAAATATATTGAACCAATTCAGCCTTATGCTGATAGGTACTATAAAGAACATATTAAAAAGAAAGGCGGTAGAAAGCATGAAACAGTATCAGAAAGTAAGAAGTGTGCAGCAGCCTGAAACAAAGGTCATTGATGACTTTTCTGTTTGGGTTGCGGAAAACATCGCCCCGGTATCAGAAGCCGGGACAGATGAACAGCCGGGTTTTGAAGGTTATGAATATGACCTGACCCAGTACACCAAGGATGAATACATTCAGTTGATTGACGAAAAGAACGCATCCTTAGAAGCAGAAATCACAAGTACACAGTTAGCATTGTGTGATGTGTACGAAATGTTAGGTTAAGAAAGGGGTGAATGACAATGGCAGAAGTTTATGCAAATCTGATTATCAAGGGCAAAAAGACCATTGATGAAGTACCTGAAAAAATCAGGGATGAAGTAAAAGCAATCTTGACTGAAAAAGGTTTCCCGGAATTGACAGAAGGTGATAACTGATGATTCGTCAGTTTATCATAAAAATATTATTCAGAAAGGATGTGGGTGAAATGGCAGTAATCTATGCAACCCTTATTGTGAAGGGTAAAAAGAACTTTGCTGATGTTCCTGAAAGAATCAAGGAACAGGTGAAGGAAGTCCTGATTGACCTTGATTGTGGCGAACTTGCAGAGTAGTCAAGGAAATGTTCAAGTAAACGAAAAAACACGCTATATGACCGTTATATGAAGTCATGTGGCGTGTTTTTTCATGCAGAAAAAGACAGAAAGAAGGTAAACAGAATGAAACAGACAATTTGCAGTATTTTCGGTGTGATTGGTTCAGCAATCGCAACTTTATTTGGTGGATGGGATGCGGGACTTGCAACCCTTTTGATTTTCATGGCTCTTGACTATGTAACGGGTCTGATTGTTGCGGGTGTTTTCCACAACAGCACAAAGACAGATACCGGGACACTGGAAAGCAAAGCCGGATGGAAAGGATTGTGCAGAAAGTGCATGACCCTGATTTTTGTACTGGTCGCATACCGCATCGATTTGATTCTTGGTCTTGACTATATCAGAAACGCAGTAATTATTGCTTTCATCACCAATGAACTGATTTCACTGGTTGAAAATGCGGGTCTTATGGGTGTACCACTCCCGGCAGTCATCACCAAGGCTATTGATATTTTGCAGAAGAAATCAGAAAGTGAGGTAAAGAAAAATGAGTAATTCAAGTTTAGTATGCTACACAAAGTTGTCACCGAACCATTCAGGAAAACGTACACACAGCATTGACCGCATCACACCGCATTGTGTGGTTGGTCAGTTGTCTTGTGAATCCATTTGTGCTTGTTTCCCGGAAGGAAGGGGTGCAAGTTGTAACTATGGTATTGGTTCAGATGGTAGAATTTCCCTTTGTGTTGATGAAGGAAATCGTTCTTGGTGTTCTTCATCAAATGCAAATGACCAAAGGGCAGTTACTATTGAATGTGCTTCTGATAAAACTGCACCTTATGCAATGAACGATGCGGTTTATGAATCAATGGTGAACCTTTGCACAGATATTTGCAAGCGTAACGGTAAGAACAAACTGATTTGGTTTGGTGACAAGGATAAAACCCTTGCTTATGAACCACAGTCAAATGAAATGGTCATTACAGTTCACAGATGGTTTGCAAACAAGTCCTGTCCGGGTGATTGGTTATATGAACGCCTTGGTGACTTGGCTGCAAGGGTTACTGCAAACCTTGGCGGTGGTCAGTCATCTGATGGTGTTCTGTATCGTGTTCAGACTGGTGCTTTTTCCGTAAAGGATAACGCTGACAGGATGCTTGCAAAAGTAAAGGCAGCGGGATTTGATACCTATATGGTCAAGGTCGATGGTCTGTATAAGATTCAGGTTGGTGCATACAGTGTTAAGGCAAACGCTGATGCAATGCTTGCTAAGGTAAAGGCTGCCGGATTTGATGCTTTCATTACCGCACAGGGCGGTGAAGCTGTCGCAGCATCCACACCTAAAAAGTCGGTTGAAGAACTGGCAAAAGAAGTGTGGGCGGGAAAATGGGGCAGCGGTCAGGACAGAATCAACCGCCTGACAGAAGCCGGATATGATGCAGCAGCGGTGCAGAAAAAGGTAAATGAATTGTACGGATAATCTGTTACTAATTTGTTACTATTTGGCATAGTTTGACGCAATCTGACACCGCTTTTCAAACTGAACTTTTCAGCAAAATAAGGCAGTTTAAGGGGTTTGTAATTGTTCAAATTTATGATATAATAAAGCTTATGAATGAGATGCTTAGCGGTGTGAGCGTATTTGTGTCATGTGTTTTGGGCTTCTTGATTATTTATGCAAGCAGATTTCTTATCAAAAGAAGAAATAAGGAATTTGGAATTTATCTTACGCTTGGAATGAGCAAGAGAAAAATATCAGCAATTTTGTTTTTTGAAACATTATTAATCGGCATTGTTTCACTTGTTGTGGGACTTCTTCTCGGAACAGTTTTATCACAATTTATGAGCATCCTTGTGGCAAATCTTTTTGATGCGGATATGACAAAATTCAAGTTTACATTTTCGTCAAAAGCATGTGTGAAAACACTCTTATATTTCACAATTATGTATTTACTTGTAATGGTATTTAATGTTGTGAATATAAGCAGATGCAAGCTGATAGACCTTCTTAACGCAGGAAAAAAGACAGAGAAAGTCAAAATGAAAAATCCTGTTATATGCACAATCGTATTTGTAATC